TTCTTCTAGTAATTTATATTGTATAAATTATAATGATAATACCATCAGTAAAATTTTACCCGACGGTACCGTTTCAATCTTTGTTTCCTCGGGATTAAATGGTCCATTTGGTTTAGCCTTTGATTCTTCTGGTAATTTATATTGTACAAATTATAATGATTCTACCATCAGTAAAATCTTACCCGACGGTACCGTTTCAATCTTTGTTTACTCGGGATTAAATGGTCCAAATGGTTTAGCCTTTGATTCTTCTGATAATTTATATTGTGCAAATACTAATGATTCTACCATTAGTAAAATCTCACCCGATGGTACCGTTTCAATCTTTGTTTCCTCGGGATTATTAAGTGGTCCAAGATTTTTAACCATTGATTCTTCTGGTATTTTATATGTTACTAATTTCAATAATAATACCATCAGTAAAATAACATCTAGTGCAACTGTTACTCAATTTTCATTTTCTAATGGTAACCCCAGTGGAATAGCCATTAATTCTTATGGTAATCTATATTGTTCAAATTATTATGGTAATACCATTAGTTTCTTTGTAACTCAACAATTATCTTTTCAAAATGTATCAAGTACCAATTTAGTTACAGGTCTCAATACATTAAATATTTTTAATAGTAGTGCAGTTCAACTAAATGTGAATCCGATTATTGTTGCTTCTAGATTTCCTTGTTTTAAAGAAGGATCTAAGATTTTATGTTATGACTCGGCCCAAGAAAAAGAAGTGTATTTACCAGTTGAAAATTTAAGACAAGGGGATCTGGTAAAAACCTTGAAGCATGGATATTTAAAAGTCGAATTGATTGGAAAAACGCAAATTTATAATTCTGGTGATCAAGAAAGAATCAAGGAACGTTTGTATCGCTGTTCTCAAGATCAATACCCAGAATTATTTGAGGATCTTATAATCACAGGATGCCATTCCCTTTTGGTGGATTGGTTGTCATTAGAACAAGGTACTAAAACAATGGCAGAATTTGGCCGTACTTTTGAAACGGATGACAAACATCGTTTAATGGCTTACTTGGATGAAAAAGCCCAGCCTTATGAAGAAAAAGGAATCTTTACCATTTACCATTTCGCTTTGGAAAATGAACATTATACCGGAAATTATGGTGTCTATGCGAATGGACTCTTAGTGGAAACATGTTCCAAGCGATATTTGAGGGAACTTTCCAATATGGAACTATTGTAGAATAAGGGAACCTAGGTCTTCACTACGTAATGCCTTATGATCCCTCCTCTTGCTTTTTTTATTGTAAACCGATGAAGATTTAAAATGGGACACGCCTCTAAAGAGGCGTCTCCATTCAAATCTCCCTTTGGGATCGGTAACAGTTACCCTTATACTTATAATGGGACAACCAAAGTTGTCACATTATAAATCTTCAAGTATGTAAAAAAAAGCAAGAATATTCTTTCCAGAAGGTATAAGGGAGGGGTTCCTAGGGGGAACTTTAGGTTCCACTAGGTGGCATACATCAATCCACAGTTACCTCCAATGAAATTCACCACATTGACACGCTCTTCAAACAAAATAAAATTAAAGTTATATTCATAAATACGCCAAGTTGGTTTATTGATACCAATAACGTTCCCTGTCTCTGGATCACAAATGGTTAAACTTTGTGCCAATGGATCGAGTGCAGGTATTACGGTACTAAATTCCAACTCTATATTATTAAATCGACTCATATTGATTGCACCAGATGGCTGTAAATTGAGCGGATTTGTATCCAAACAGAAATTATAACAATACAACCCCTCGGGTGCATTGCCATGAGTACGCGTATATTTTTCTATATAATTAAAAACACCCGCTGGTTGAAGATTCTCTCTATATTGTCCATCAAATAAGATTCCCAGAGTTGTTAAAATCTCTTTTTGATTCGCTTCCGAATAAAGTCCTGTAATGAGATATCCTGTTAATTTTCCATCCGGATTCACACCTGGACCAATATAGGTTCCTAAAACAGGATATGCGCTTTGAGTAGGTGCAGGAATTAAATCATGTGGCAAATATCCATATGGCCAATTTGTATAATTAGACCATTCATTACGCAAATTCGCATCACTACGCTGTAAATAGAACATCCAATCAATAATCATTCCCACGGAATCCAACTCGATTTTATTTGGTCCAGTAACATTATAGAATATTTTCTCGTGAACTTGTTTAAACAAATATTTTTGTTCATTTTTAGCGAATACTTGGGATTCGTCGTTGGAGAGAAAACAATAGGTACAATTCAAATGAATATCCGCATTCCATAAAGTACGTGTATCAAGATAAGAATTAATTCCGACTTCCACATCAGGCGGAGGCTGTAAAAATCGATACATTTGCATATAAAAAAGATTGAAATTTGGGGCTACATAAGGATATTGATTGTATTGATCATATACATCGCGGATTTGAAAAAGTTCATTTACTGGACGCATCGTTACATTGATATGTAATTCGTTGTATTGGAGAGAAATAAGCGGAAAAGCCATTTGTGATTTCAAATTGAACCAGGCATTCAATGGTATATATAGTATACGACCGCGAATAGAGGGTTCAGGTCCCGCTGGACTATCTGTATAAAAAGCATTTGGATAAGAATTGACACGACTACCTGCGTTGGCAGGATCTACCAATTCGGGTGTATGACCAATCATTTCATAAAAAAGCGCCTTTTTATCTGCACTAAAATCTCGGCGAACCATATTGAGCAAATAATCGCCTGAAAATTCTTGTAAGGTTTGATTTCCACAGGTAATCGTTATTTTGGCAATCATAAGGGCTCCGATGTACTCAATCCAACGGAACTCATATGGTGCCCAATTGGTCGTAATAGTTTGACCAGTTGTTTGATCGAGAACTTCTACTGGAGGTAAAATGGGACTCCAAATATGGGGTAAAGCAACGGATAAATAACAATCCATTAATAAATCCGCATATCTAGGTATTTTGAAAGTAAAAGTAGAAGTAGCCGCCATTTGAAGAGTTTTGGAACCCTCATAATCAACTCGAAATTTCTGTAATCCAAAATTTGTATATTTTGCATAAGTTGATTTAAAAAAGGTTTTGGATGGATTTCCATTTAATATAACATTTTGTTGACCTTCACTTACTAAATTTAATAAACCTCCAGCCATTTTAGTTAATATAAATATAGATATATTAAGTATTTATTTTTTATGTGTTTTAAAAATAAAAATTAAAAATAAAAAAGAACAAAGAGAGAAATTATAAAATATAAATTATAAATTATAAATTATAAATTATAAATTATAAAATAAAATATAAATTATAAAATAATATATTATACTAAGTAAATACTATATCTATGAATCATTTGGCAACAACAACACAAAATTCAATGATGAATCCTTCACAATTATTGCAAAAAATAAAAGATATGGATGAGAATTTTATTGCTTTCATGATTTTTATTTTTATTGTTATTATTATTGTTTGTATGATCATTTATATGATCTATTTGACTCGTTTAGAATCAAGTGAATGTACTTATATGAATGATTTATATGGTTCTTTGGATAAATATTTAAAATCTATTAGTTCTGCCAATCCGGACTTTAGTGGAAATTTGAACGATTATTATATAAAATCAGCCTATAATGCTTGTAGTGGTGGTTCTTACAAAAATGATTTTGTTGATATATGTGTATTAAAAAGTCTTTTGAAACAAGGTGTTCGTGGACTTGATTTTGAAGTTTATTCTATTGACAATCAACCAGTTGTTGCTACATCTACAACCAATGATTTTTATGTAAAGGAAACATTTAATAGTGTGCCTTTTTCAGATATCATGGCCACTTTGAAAAACTATGCCTTTTCAGGAAGTACCGCACCCAATCCAACTGACCCTCTTATTATTCATTTACGAATCATGAGTAACAATCAAAGTATGTATACTAATCTAGCCCATATTTTTAAATCTTATGAGAATTTGTTACTTGGAAAAGATTATAGTTATGAAAATTATGGAAATAATATTGGTCGAACACCGCTTTTAGATTTATTAGGAAAAATTATTATTATAGTTGATCGAAATAATAAAACATTTTTACAAAACAAAGAATTGATGGAATTTGTCAATATGACAAGTAATTCAATGTTTATGCGTGCATTAAATTATTATGATGTTCAATATTCACCTGATATTAATGAATTACAAGAATTTAATAAATTAAATATGACCATTGTATTGCCAGATATGGGAGCCGATCCAGATAATCCAAATCCAATTGTTTGTAGAGAAACGGGTTGTCAAATGGTGGCGATGCGTTATCAACGTATCGATAGTTATTTAGAAAACAATACGGAATTTTTTGATAACGATGGATATGCTTTTCAGTTGAAACCGGCAAATTTGAGATATCAACCAGTAACAATTCCCGATCCTACACCGCAAAATCCTGCGTTATCTTATAAGACGAGAACCGAAAAAACTGATTATTATGAATTTAACTTTTAAGCCACTTTTTTTGGGAAAAAAGTGGTCCCGAAGGGAAAAAACCGCCCTTCGAGAGGTGAATATTTTATGTATTTTAAAAATAGATTTTTTGGTAGATATTTATGGATTTTTTTGAAATAGATTTTACACCCTTGAATTGATTTTAAAATATAATATAAAATTATTACTAATAATAATAATAATAGTAATAATAGTAATAATGGTTTTTTATGCTGTTGCAAATGGAAGAAATATTGGTATATTTTTAAATTGGACAGATTGTAATAATTCTGTAAAAAATTATAAAAATTGTTTATATAAAAAATTTAATACAAAAGAGGAAGCAGAAAATTTTATAACGTCAAACAATAAAAACAATCAAA